ATATGAACCTGTTTCTTCTCAGCCTGTATTCTACGCAAAAATGCATAGTAAATTATCTGAGTGAAATATGCAAAAGGGTTCTTTGATTTTTCTGGGTCAAAATTGTATGCGTATTGCAAGCAGTTTTGAATACCGTCAGAAATCATTTCATCCCTATATGAATAATTAATAAAATTTGGCCGATATGATAGGTGTGTCGCAATCTTTAGAAAACACTCACCAATATAATTGGTCAGGGGTGGATTTATTTCACCTTCTTCTTCAGCCTCTTTGCACTTGTCTCTCCACTCTGACATTGCTACCAAAAATTTCTTATTATCAACATAATGCACACTTTTCTTTTTTGCCATGTGAACTCCTTTAATCTATAGTTGATAATACCAGAACAGGTAAGTAAAGTCAATACTCCTTTATTTTTTAAAAAGACCATTGACTCCATGTCAAAAATGGGGTATAGTTATCTTGTCCTTGGGTGATGATAAACATTAATGAATTGTTTTAGAATCTATGGGATCAGTTAATTCATCTAATGCATTTTCAATATCATCTAATTCTTCTTGAAGTTCAATTTCTTTCAGTTCTTCATCTGTGGGCCCAATAGCTGTATGGTAGGGTTCCTCAACGAAATCAAATTGATTTACACAATGAGTATAATACTTTGTCAAGCTTGAAGATGCTGGTGCAGACATAATGATGTTTTTAGAGTTAACGTCTATGTATTCTGATTCTGTCATGGGATGAACCCACGGAGAAAGACTTAATGATTCCTGTGGACCATTATTTGTCATTCTTCCTATAATAACCATTTTTAAAGGATAGCTTATTTGAAGTGGTTTATTAAAATCGAACAAATCATCATTATCAAATATGCTTCCAACTATACTGTCGCCATTGGATAACTTAAAAACTCTGACTTCTTCATTCATAACTTTATCCTATCTATTTTAAATTGAAACCTTTGTTCCTTATAGATATTTATACGTTCTCTGAAATGTCTCAACGTAAAATTAAGTTTGGAATCGATGGATAGATCATCGGAGATATCAAAGACTTTGAGACTTTGGCTTTTGTCTCCAAGTCGCAAACCACGCCCAAGGGATTGGAGCACTCTGATTTTGCTTTTTGAGGGACTGGCGAACACGATGTTATTAACATTCCTAATATTAATACCAGTACTAAAAGTACCATAGCTGGCCACGATGATTGCTCCATGTTCTTTCTCTACTATTTCTCTAATCTGTTCTCTAGTGTCTGTATTAACACCACCATAGACAAAAAATACTTTCCTGTCCTTGTATTTATCTTTTATAAGTTTATAAAGCGGTTCCCCGTGTTTTTCTACGAACTGAAAAAGACACAAAGTGTTCCCATTGCAATGACCCACAAGATTGCATAGAAAAGTATTCCTTTCAGCCTTAGTGACGATGTATTCCAATTCTGCTCCATAGTCGAATTCCCTTACTATTTGTCTATCCTCATCAGGATATTTTAAGACTATACATTTAATTTCTAATGATGATAATGTTTTATTGTCAATCAATTCTTTGGTAGTCACAACATATTTGGCCTTACCAAACAATCCCTCTAGCACTAATCTGTGAGTTTGAGTTCCATCTAACGTACCTGTCAAACCAAAACGATACTTGCAAGTGTCAAGTTTAGTCAGAATACCAGTGAGAGATTTTGCTTTGAATAGATGAGCCTCATCCCCAAAAACTACCCCAAACTGCCTAAAATATGGTCTTGGCATTTTGTAGATAGATTGCCAAGTTGATATTACAACATCCTTCGTTACCTTTTTATCATGACCCTGATATATCTTTTGACAGTATGTTCCAGAACTCCAACCATAATCCTCAAAGTCTTTGTACATTTGTTCGACAAGCGAAGTGGTTGGAACTAAAATTAAAGTCTTCAGTCCCATCATATGATAATATCGAACAAGACAATATATTACTAATGACTTACCCGAAGCAGTAGGAGAAATGAGCAAAGAACGATTTGTGGCAATAGCATGGGCAATGGCATCAATTTGATAATCTCGAACTTCAATTCTTCGTCCATTGAGTGTGGGTCTGAGCCCTCGTACAAAGCCCTGCACCACACTTCTGGCCACTGTTCTTCTATTTCTGAGTCCATCTTCCAGTTCATAATTTTCACCATTATTTTCAAGGTACTCTTCTATGTATGGAAGAAGTCCCATATATATCTCGCCTGTGACAATATTATACAGACGTATTTTACCATCCCACATTTTATTTTTGTAGGCAGGCATATATTTGAATCCTGGCACCTCAAATGTAAAAAAATCATTTAACTCAGCTGCAGTGGAAGGTTCAACGTCTTCTAGTTTTATATAAACTTCATTTTTTTTAGAGATAAGCATATTGGTAGTCTTCTCTAGAGCCATAGTCTCCTCTAAGAAGAAAGTTCCACGAAACTGTAATTCTTTCTTCATGAGTGGGGGGAACCCAATGTTGCAACCAAGCGGGAAAAATTAATCCTGTCCCAACTTCAGCATCAAATTGCAACATGCTAGAGTTTTTCCAATTAGGTTTATTCTTAGGAGTCATAAGATTTGCTTGAGGTCTAGGATCAAAAAATTGAATGGGTGATGATCCTTTATTAGTCTCAACAAAATATACACCTGACCAAACATTATTTGAATGTGTGTGCGGGGGGTGAGCTTGACCACGAAGCAAATGATTTCCCCACATACTGGTCATTTCTATTTTTGAATATTCATACTCTAGTTTATCCAAAATATCTTTCATAGTGTGATGAGCAGTTTCTACTAGAGGTTTGAAAGAAGATATTTTATAGATATCATCTTCTGTTTGCATATCTTTTTTATTTTTAATATATGATGCCATATGTGCATGTACATCACTTTCTAAATTAACAACAAATTTATAAATCATTGTAGGAAATGCTGTAAACTCATCTATCTTCACTTTTACATCAACCATGATACGATACTCCACCTTTCGCCTTTTGTTACTTTTGTTACTTCATGTGGAAACATAAAGTTGGATGGGAAAATTATTGCTGATCCAGATTTGGGTTTTCCAAAGTTAACATCAGCCACATAAAAATCTCCACCTTCATAATTATCATTCAAGAAAAATAAAACCGTAGCTTGAGGATATCCATATGTCTGTCCATGAGAATGATGAATATTGTCACAATGTTTTGACATAAACCCAGCTGGTCCATAACGATTTAATCTAAAGTCTGTATGGTGTATACAGGAAAAATATTGCATTTCTTGTGCGTATATATTCATAACCTCTATAACAGATTTTTTAAGTAACGGGTATGGTCTATTTTCTTCGACACACCAGCACTCATCCATCTTAACTCTTTCTTCACTTTTCTCAACAACTCCCTTACCATTTGAATATGTGGATGGCATCCAAGTCCAAGGATAATCCATTATAGATTTGCATCCAGCATCATCTATAATATGTTTGTAATATCCAATCCACTCTTTCATCAGAATCCACCAGCCAAGAATTTTTTCCAATCCTGTGCATGTTTAATATCCCAACTGCGATTGTCGATAGATTTGATAACACCTTCGATAAACTGAACGACTGTCTCATAATATTCAATCTTCATCTCTATTTCCATAATATCCTCATCAGAATTTATGTAAATGCCAAGATCAGTTTTTAGAACCTTGAGATCAAATGGTTTGGCTGCATAAATTTTTGCGTCAGATTTACCGCCATAATACTCCCATTTCTCCCGATACAATCTTTTGTGATCAGCCTTTAATTGGAATGTAAGTATGCGGTACTTAGACTTGTAGTCTAACCATTTTGGTTTGATGATTTGATTTTTGTAGGATTGTTGGTGTAGGTCTTCATCATCTAGTATAATAAGGTCTTCTTTGGCTTCCGCCTGTAATTCACTTAACTTGTCCATTAATTCTCCATTATAAAGCTACTATAGTATATTGTTGATATTTGAAAGTCACAGATGCTGTCAAATGACTTGAGTCCCCAGCTGCTTGATCAAAATCAAGTGACGCTAACGAAATAGGAAACATATCTCTAAATCTAACTTCAACAATTGGATTATTTTTATTGCTCAAAATTGTCAATGTTGCATCAGAATATAATGACCTGTCACCTTTTTTATCTTCTCTAGCAGTATTTAAGTCACTTGTTTCTGATGTGGTATCTCTGAAATCTATAAATTGTTGTCTACTTTCGGGGAAACCAAGTCCAGTAATCCAATTGTACATGGACAGGTAGTTCTCAAGAAACTCATCAACAATAAATGTTAGGCTAAAGTCTTCAAATTCTGCCTTCTCTCCAACGATTGGAACATTAGTAAATGGTGTTCCAAATTCTGTATTTGGTACAGAAAGGCCTGGAACATTACACGCTGTTGTAAAATATTCAACAAGAGGCAATTGATTTATAATAAACCTAAACTGGGTTGAATTTGCATAATCCAACTTTGTCGGTTGTCTTGATAATGGTCCTTCTGACATGATATATCTATTTATAAGAAAAAAAGGGGTGCCCGAAAGCACCCCTAAGTTTGCAGTCAAGTTTCTTATTTTTACATAAGGTTTGTAACTTTGACCCGGCGATAGTAAACGTTAGCACCGTCATCAATAGATGCATCGGTGTTCTGCGAGTCACCCGCAGCAACTGCACCAGCAGTCTGAGCGAATGGGTTAGCAGCCATTCCGTAACGAGTCTTGAACCCGATTTTCGGTTGGAACGTGTTCTCACCAACCGCACGAACCATTTGCAACGGAACATACGGGCAGTAGAACATACCAGCGTCATAAGGCGAAGAACCCTTGTAACCAACAACGTAGTACTGACTTGCAGCAACGTTGGCAGCATACGGATCAACATACACTTTATAACGACCATTGAGAACACCAGCGAAAGTTGTCGTTGTGTCATCAATGTTTAGTGAGTTATTAAGAGCCGGTGTGTAGTCAAGGATACCAGCCATCTGCAACGCTGAAGCAACGTCAGCGGAACACATCAGCATGTTACCTTTACCACGGCGAGTCTGTTGACCAATCGCATTGGCATCACGCTCAATACCGAACATCAGACCCTTGAACTTCTCAACCGACCAACGACCATTGGAGTCTGTGTCCAAGTCGAAGATACCGGCAGTCGTTGTGTTAACCTGTGCGCCTTTAACAGCAGCAACATAAACACGGCGAACAACTTCACGGTTGATTTCAGCAAGAATTTCAGAACTAAGAATGTTAGCAAGTTCTGTCTCAGCGTCCAAACCGTGGATCGCTTTGAGGTCTTGAACAAGTTCCATCGTGTACTCAGCTTTCAGAGCACGGGTAACGGCAGTAACCGTTGACTTGTCGATGGAGAATGCCATCTCAGCGAATGCGTTTGTGGATGTATCACCCAACGCTTCACCTTGAGCAGTTGTCATACCAGTTGCACTTGTGTAAGTACCAGCAGAAGGACTGTCGTTAAGAACGGCAGGGTTTGTTTCTGTGGAACCAACATCGCCACCACCAGTTGTACCGGCGGCGTTCTGGTTAGAAGCACCTTGCTGACCCGGCATCGCTTCATCAACGAGCGCTTCAGCACCATCCGAGGACAGGAACGAAGCCCGCATTGCGAAGATCAAACCCGTTGGGCCAGTCATCGGCTGAACACCGCAAATGTCATACGCAATCAGATTGGGCATGGCACGGCGAACGAGCGAGATTAAAATTGGGTCCCAGTTAGAAATGGAACCACCTGTGGAGTTAGTAGGCGCAGCTTCCGAAAGGAAACTTGCGTCTTCTTTCATCGCTTTTTCTTGGTTTTCCAAGATAACAGTTGTGACCGCACGGCGATAGGAATCCTCAATCTTAGGAAGATCGGGGTGTTCTAGGACTGGCTGCCACTTTTCTTGTAGATGTTCTGTCTGAAACATTTTAGTTTCTCCTTATTATATTTTCTACAGTTATTTATAAATTATGCACTTTTTGACCGACTGATTGCCGACATGTAAGCACGAATGCTATCAGTCGTATCAATGTCCTGTGCAGGCTCACTACCATCATCATCAATTAGAAAAGATTGCTGTTCCCCAGTAGTCGGGAAATAACTTTCTTTCAAGGTATCAAGTTTCGCTCTGAAAGAATCTTCAGAAACAAAATCAACATCCTCTGTAAGCGACTTGAACTTCTCTACTTCAGTAGCAGCAAGGTCATGAGAAACTTCGCTGGTAATCTGTTCTCTCGTAAGAGATTCAACCACTTTTTTCTTCTCAACGTTTTCTTCAATCATACCGTTGAGTTTTTCTTCTAGTTCAGCAATCTTTTCAGACTGAGCTTCCAGAACGTCATACTTTTCGTCAGGAACATCAATATAGTGATCTTCAAACAATTGCTTGAGGCCACTAATGAAGTCCTCTGCGATTTCACCCTTTAGGCCACGCTCAACCGCCAGTTCGTTCTCTTTCATCCACTCTTCGACAACGTAACCAAGATAGTCATCAACCTTAACTGACAACTCTTCTTTAATTGTCTCTGTAGCTTCCTCAAGAGCAACTGCGTAACCTTCTTCCATTCGCACAACTTCACTACGGATTTTCGATTTAACAGCAGCTTCAAAGATTGTCGCTGCCTTGTCTTTAAACTCTTCGGAGAGGTCTTCACCAGCAATCAGTGCGTCAACATCTTCCTTGACGTTAATTGACTTGATTTTCTCTTCGATAGCTTCTTTTTCGGCCTGAAGTTTTGCAAGTTCCTCTTCGGACTTTGCATTGTCTGCTTCAGCAAGTTTGGATGAATGAGCGGCCAACATTTCTTCAATGTCTGACTTCTTCATCTTACCGATTTGCTCAAGAGCTTGAGCTTTCGTCATCTTTGCTTCTCCCAAAACCTCATCACCTTCGGGTTCGTACCCAGCGGCCATGGCCTGTGATTTGTTAGAAGTAGGTGTTCCATCAGGTTTTCCCTGACCTTTAACCATCTTCTGGGGTTTACCTTCGGATTTCTGTTGTTCGTCACCACTAACTTCATCAGCAGAAGCAGCTGCTTTCTTACCAATCGATTTTTCGGGACGATCTTCATCAGCACCAGCTTCAACCTTAGCTTCAGGTGTAGCACCACCAAGGTCTTCTTCTGAACCGTCTTCACTATTACCTTTTACTTTTTTCGGACCATCAGCTTTCCCACCCGAATCATCGGGCTGACTGGCTTCTTCAAGTTCTGCCAATACCTCAGCTTCAAGTTCCTCAATAGTTTTTTCTAATTCGGACATGGAATGTCTCCTTTATTGCAATTATATTATTTATACTTTATAACATTTTGAGGAATTTGGCGAACTCTAACGCTTCAACATTCGCCTGTCTTTGACGCTTTTTAACATCAAACTTTGTTTTTAACTCTGCAACATGAGCTTCGACCAATGCGCCTTGGTTCCAAACCCACTCTTTACCCTCCATAATACCCTCAACAAAAGCGTTGGGTGCGGAAGGGTCTGCTACAATATCAGCAGCTGTTGCTAGGTAAAAATCATCTCTCACATAGTTTGCACCATTCCTCTGATCCAAACTTCCCATGCCCCTAGATGAAACGCCTAACTTGGCACCCTCATCCATAAGGTTCTTAACAATTTCTCCCATCGGTGTGGCCATAATCTTTGCCTCACCAATGAAATTTTTACCATCAGGAGTCAGAGAAGTAATCATGTGGGACACTCTTTCCAAATTGACGGTTGGTCCGTCTGGATGGCCCAGTTCACCAAATGCACGACTCTCTCTGATAAAATTCTTATTATACTTTGAAACTTCTTTCTGTAACACTTCCATAGGGTAGACCCGGCCGTTACGGTTTTTCACATCCGCTTGCATGAAGATGCCTTTGATCTTGTAGGTCTTACCACCATCTTCTTTTGCTTCGGTGATATACTCTACTTCTTCTACGGCTTCTGAAAATAATTTTACAGTGTTCATGTGATATTATCCTAAATTATGCTGTCCAGTTTTCGTCTTTACGCAATTCCATAATTATTGAGCCAGAACAGTTTCGTAAACTCAATTCTATATCACCAGAAGTTGCAGTTGCATTTGTTGCATTGCCAGTGATTGGTCCTGCTGTTCCATCATAATGACCAGTTCCAGCAAGGTTAATTGCGAGTGTATCAGAAGAAGAGCCCACAAATTCCAGAAAACACCAGTTCTTATCATCATCTGCAAGTCCATTAGTGATTTGCCACCAAAGACGAGTAATATCCAACATTGCGCCGTTTGCATGACCGTCAAGACCAGAGGCATCTAATACTGTTTGATTTGATGCACCAGAGTCATCCCAATTAATCAATACAGTAACCTTACCACCATAAGCCCCAGAACCGACAACGGTATCTTTTAATGTTCTTGTTGCGACAGCCATTCTCTAACTCCTTAAATCGATAACATTTCTTTTTCAAAATATCTCATAAGTTCTTTCTCTGGAACTCTATATTTCTTTGAGATATCAGTTATAGTTTTCTCGAAACTATTTAGGAAATCTGAAGGTTTAGCATCCATTTGTGTAAAAATATCATCCACAGCGTCCTTTAACTTGGGTGAAAGTTTTTTATACAATTTGGATTTCCTATGTTCATCCTTCTCTACAACTGTAGATTCATATATTTCCTCAATTCTCTTCATTTTCCCCACTCATTGTTTTGACAAATGTGGTTGCAATTTCTTTTCTACGAGCCTCTAATGCATCACCAACTTTATGTGATAATGATTGATTAAAGTTACTCTCTGCTTCAAGATTATCGCCATTTGACAATGCATCTACAATTTCTCTACTCATTATTTATCTCCATTTCCGTTTTTCTTTTCAGCTGCATCAGCATCTTTTAACCCTGCATCTGCTTTTGCTTGTGCAGCTTGCGCTTTCTTCAGTTCATCCTCTGGGTCTTCGTTACCTTTGAAAGTATCATAATCATCACTACCAATTGGAGCTCCAGTACCATCTGAAGGATAACGAGTAACACCATCTCCCTCTGGTGGCAAGCTGATACCACCGTCCATTGGGTCCATTTCCAGTTCACGAGCAATCTGATCCCTCATCTCATCAACCTCTGTATCATTCATTCGTAATACATGCTTGAGGACATATTCCTTACTGAAGAATGTTCCGATATATGACTGAATTGAATCGAGTGTTTGAATACGATCATTAAGAAGTTCTGCTTCTTTCAACTCTGCAAAGTGACCATCTTTTAAGAAGTCATATTGAATGTGTTCTTTCATGGTATCCCAATCTTCTAATGAGATAATACCCTTCAATAAAAGTTGCGTCTTCAAAAGATCAGTGAAGAGAGGTGTGAATTTCTTTCTAATTTTCTGAATGAACTTAGTGAACTTCAATTCATCCCGTGTGATTTCATTGGCCCGTCCAAGACTAAAAGAATTTTCTGCTTCAAGTCTTGAGATAGGAACGTTAAGAGAGCGATATAATTTCTGTCTGAAATACTCAATATCGTCAATCTCTCCTAGATTTGAACCACCAGCCAAAGTAGTAATCTCTGTTCCTCGTCCACCTTCACGGCGAGGTAGCCAAAAATCTTCCAGCATTGACATATGGTTACGGTCATCACGGATTTCTCCAGTGCTAGCATCATAAACTAATTTGTTACGGTAACGGTTCATAACATCTTTTAGATACTGTTCCGCTTTCACCTTGGGCAAATTACCAACATCAATGTAGAAAATCCTACGTTCTGGGGCCCTTGAAATACGATAGATAACTAACGCATCTTCAATCATTCGTAATTGATTAACAGGTTTGATTGCTTTGTGTAAATACGATAGAACCTTACCACCGTTTTGATCAATCACACCAGATGGGCAATATGCAATTGCATCTGCGGCAATCTTCAATCCTTGGTTTGCACCGCCATATCCAGCAGAGAAAAGACCTTTTTCATTGTAGATATAATACTCATCAATTTTCTTGATCATTTCTACGCCAGTTTTAGTGTCTTGTTCTTTTTTGACTTGTCGGGCCTTTTTGATTTTAGTACAATCAATGTATCTCAAATCAACAATACCCTTTCTGGGATTTTTACTGTCTATTACTTTGTGATAAAAGATACGACCATCAACATACCAACGCCGGAGTATGTCATGACCCTTATGTTCAAATTCCAAAAGAGACAATATCTTATTGAACTCTTTTCTCATTTCTCTTTTAATTTTTTCGGAATAAGGTAGTCTATCAGTTCTCAACGTAACTGATTGGGAAACTTGGTCAGAAGTGATCGCTTCATTAATGATATCTTCAATTGCACTGTCACACTCTGGTTGTTGTGCAATATCTCTATACCTACGAATGAGGTCAAGTTCTGTCTTCTCTCGCCCATCGGTATCTAAAATTTGGCCAAAGAAACCACCTCCAGCAACATCTATAGCGCCGTCATCAGGAGTTGGGGTGGTGAAAACTTGCTCACCACCCGTATCCTTTTTAGAACGATTAATTGAAAATCCGAAAAGTTCAGCCATAATATCTCCCTACTCCTTTATTTAGTAGGTTTATAAAGTCAATTTGTTCCTATTCAATCGCAAATTCGCCACCCGCATTAACGCCACTAGCGAGGAAATGTTGGTATCTAAAACCAACCGCAAAACTTTCAATTTCGGTTGTTGCTGCTGTTGACAAATCAATCGCTGCAACTGTCTCTGGCCATGCGTTAATAAACTTATATGTTTTCAGAACTGTATCATCTCTGTCAAGTTGTGATACTGTCAAATCTGCACAATATTCAAGACTATTAGTTTCGCCTTGTCCACTAGCCAAATCATTAATCGCATTACTCCAAGCTTCCATAGCATTTCTTATACTGAAATCAGTATCATTAAGAAATGTTGCTTCCCAAGCGTCAGGAAAGTCTCTGTCACCCGCAATCCGAATCGTTCTTCCCCTAAAAGGAACTTCCACCACAGCAATTGACATTGATGGAAGTGATGTTGCACTACACAGAAATGCTGCCTGCCTCGTGTCTACCCTGTTGGCAAACGGTACAGGCGGGTTGTTGATTTCAACTTTAAATTGATTAGCTCTGGCACCGCCACCAATCAGTTGAGCTCTAAATTGATCTAATGTTCCAACCATTTCATGTTACCTCCTAAAATTTGCCAACAACTTCAGAGAACTCAACACCTGTGCGAACCGCAACAAAGTTAAGCGTAATGAAGTTGATTGATCGTGCTGGTTTAATATAGATATCTGCAATGAACTCGTTTCGGTCAATGACTTCGCCTGTGTTGTTTGTGCCATCAGCAACAACTTGGAAATCAGTAATACCTCTACGACCCTGCACATCCCGCAAGAAGGGTTCAACTAAGTTACGGAACTGAGCCCGTGTAAACTCATCATTGAACTCAAAGAGTTGGAACTTAGCAGCAGTTGCAATTGCTTTTTCAAGAACAAGGAACAGTCGGCGCACGTTAATACGGTCAAATGCACTTGGTCTGGTAAGAGCAGTTTTATCACCAAAGAGAACCACACCTTGGCCTGGGAAGTCAACCACTGGGTTGATTCGAGCCTTGTAGAGAATATCTCTTTCTGCCTGTTGTGGATTAAATGCAAGTTTAATTGCACCACGAATGTTACCACGGTTATAACCACCCGGCGAGAACCACGGATCAGCAACTCTGTCTGTGTTTGCACAAAGACCAGCAATATCACCATTAAGCGGAACATAGCGATATACATCGTTGTACTTGTCATACATGTATTTGTATCCACTGTCATAAACCACATAAGAGGATGACGGCAGAGTATCAAAAGAGTCTTTGACATTTGTTGTTTGTGTGTTTGAACTTTGAACGTTCACAACCGCCTGACGAGCAGGAGAAAGAAACGCTACGCAATCTTTACGAAGTTCAACAAGATCAGTGATCATTGTACCGTGAGTGTCGAACTCGTCACCAGCAGAACCAAAGGAACTACCTGTAACTGTTACCGAAGGTCCACCAAGAACAAAGTTAATGTCATGGAGTTCAGCATTTGCAAACAAGTCATATGCAGTTCTCTTTTCACCAGCTGTCACAGAATAATCGTCTGTTCCGCCTGTCAGACCATCATATGTTGGAGCGTCTACAGCAGTAAATGCGCCAGCATCTGTATCTAAGATGATGTTATCTCCATCAGTTTCATCAAGGACATTATCGCCTTCATCTGATCCAGTTGAATCGGTTCCGTTCAAGATAACGGCGTTTGATGCATCAAGGTCTGTTCCCCAGTTTGTACCAGCACCAAGATGATCCATCCAGAAAATAAAGGCTGAACGAGTGTAAAGAACTTCAGCATAGTAATTTGTTCCACCCTGAGCATTTTTTGCATTTGGGTTTTTAGACAAAGCACTAT